ATTTCACAAAGAACTCAAGCTCTAACTGCAAATGATGCAGAGTATTCTTTAGGTACAGATGTAATTGATATACTTTCTGCTGTTGTCCACAGAGGCACTACAGATTTTAGTATGTCAAGAATAAGTAGAGATGCTTATTTGTCTACTCCAAGTAAGACCACAACTGGAAGACCAACTCAGTTTTTTCTTGATAGGCAAATTACACCAAATTTAAAAATATGGCCAACACCAGAAAATAGTACAGATACGATTGTATATGATGCTTTAACAAGAATACAAGATGCAGATTCTGCTATAAACACAATGGAAATACCATTTAGATTTTATCCTTGCCTAACTGCTGGTCTTGCTTACTATATAGCCATGAAAAAAGCTCCTGATAGAATACAATTATTAAAAAGCGTTTATGAAGAAGAATTTGAAAGAGCTATAGGAGAAGATAGAGACAGGTCTTCTTTTACTGTAACACCTCAATTAAGTTTTTATAAGGTAGGATAATGGGAGCTTTTGCGTCTGGTAAGTACGCTTATGGATTGTCAGATAGATCTGGGTTTAGATACAGATTAAAAGATATGCGTAAGGAATGGACAGGATTATTAGTGGGCAAAGATGAGTATGAGGAGAAGCATCCTCAATTAACTCCTCCAAAAGTTTCAACTGATCCAGAGGCTATTAGGAACGCTAGACCAGACAATGATGATGATTTTACTGTTTTTACTATTTATACAAACACAGGTTTAGGTATAATAGGTAAAGAAATAGAAACTTTTGAAGCTACTGCGAGTGTTGGTAGCGTAACAGTGAGTATAACATAATGGCATGGACATTTACCACATTAACTCAATCTATTAAAGATTGGACTGATAATTCTGAAACAACCTTTGTTGCAGAAATACCTTTTTTTATTACTAATGCAGAAGAAAGAATATTTAAATCAATAGATTTAGAGTATTTTCGTAAAAATGTTTCTGGTGAATTAACTAGTGGTAATAAATTTTTAGCTATGCCTACTGATTATTTATCTTCTTTTTCTTTAGCTTTCGTTGATTCTAGTGGGAACACTAATTTTCTGTTACAAAAAGACGTAAGTTTTTTACAACAATATACTCCTGGTGGATCTTCAACAACTGGAAATCCAAAATATTATGCTCCTTTTGACTATCAAAACTTTATAGTAGCACCAACACCTGATGCTTCATATGTGGCTGAATTGCATTACTTTTATAGACCAACCTCAATCACAACAGACGGTACTGGCAAAACGTGGATAGGTGACAATGCAACTGATGCACTTCTTTACGCATGTTTAGTAGAGGCTTACACATTTATGAAGGGTGAAGCTGATATTATAAAAATGTATTCTGATAGATACATGGAATCTATTTCTAGGTTAAAAAACTATGCAGAAGGAATGGAAGACAAAGACGCTTTCAGAACAGGAAAATTACTAAAGCAAAGAACATGAGTAATTTAAAAAATAAAACAATAGCCATTGTTGCATTAGGAAATACTTTTTCAGAATATATTCTTGCTAAAACAAGAAGTGATATTTTTGATGAAGTTTGGGCTATAAACGCAATGTCCGCTGTTATTTTTCATGATCGTGTTTTTATGCTTGATCCAGCATCTCGTTTTTTAGATGGAGAAATGGCTGGAAAACAAACAAATGTAATGAAAGACAGGTTATTAAAAAAATTAAATATACCTATTTATTCGTGTTGTTTAGATAAAAGATGCCCTGATGTAGTAGAATACCCTTTGCAAGAAGTATTAGAAAAAACAAAATACGCATATTTAAATAACACAGTTCCTTATGCAATAGCTTTTGCTATATCTCAAGAAGTAAGTAAAATTTGTTTATATGGAGTAGATTTTAGTTATAAGGAAGTTCCTCATATGGCAGAAGCAGGTAGAGCTTGCACAGAGTTTTGGCTGGCTATTGCTACTACAAAAGGAATAAAAATTGAGATTGCACATAATTCTACCCTTTTAGATACTAATGTGCCAGATGAAGAAAAGCTGTATGGATACCATAGATTAGACGATCCCATAGTTTCTACAGTCCATGAAGGAAGTATGTTAATAACAAGAAAATCAAAATTAGAACCACCAGAGCCATTAGATGCAATTCCAAGAATATATGGTAGAGAGGAAGACACAAGATGACATTTTTTTCAGCAATACAGGGTAATACTGCTCCTGTTAATATTATGACTTCTAATAACGGAGGTCTTTCAGACGAACAAATAGCACAAATGGCAACAGATAAAATTGTTGCTGTATCTGAAAATGCTCCAGATGTTATTAGAGATCAAGCCAATGTTTTTAAAGAAAATGTCAAAAAACTTTTGTTTCATTATTTACTCTTGGCAAGAAGAGAAGAAAGAGCTACAATAGTACACATGATACAAGAATCAGGCCAAAAAGAATTGGCAGAGTATATAAGGAGACTATAATGGCAATAGCACAAGCACTTTGTACTACGTTTAAAAAAGAACTTTTAACAGCTACTCATAATTTTGCAACAAATGGTAATGCGTTTAAGTTGGCTTTATTTGCAGAAAGTAGTGGTGGAAAATCAAGTACGACTGCAACATTAGGAGCTGCGTCAACTGTTCTTGTGACAACGGGAGAAGTTGCTTCAAGTGGTTCTTATGCAACTGGAGGTGGAGCTTTAACTAAAGTTGCACCAACTAATGTTAGCACTACAGGAATTACTGATTTTGCAGATTTAAGTTTTACAACAGCTACTATTACAGCAATGGGCGCTTTAATTTATAACGATACTAACGGTAATAAAGCAGTTTGCGTGTTAGATTTTACAAGTAACAAAACATCAACATCTGGAACATTTACAATTCAATTTCCAACGGCTGATGCAAGTAATGCTATTATAAGAATTGCTTAACCGAACAATTGTAAGGTAAAATATGGCTAATATAACTGGTTGGGGTAGAGGCACTTGGACGCAAGGAGCGTGGAATAATCCTATTCCTGTTGCTGTTACTCAAAGTGCTGCAACTAGTGCTTTAGGATCAGTTGTTGTTGTTCCTTCAAGAGAAGTTCCTGTTACTCAATCAGCATTAACTAGTGCTTTAGGAACAACTAGTTTTGTTGGAAGTGTTTCTGTAGCTGTTACACAAGGAGCTATGACAAGTGCTGTTGGGTCAGAAAGTGTTACAGGTTCTTCTTTACTTACAGTGGCTACAAACGTAGGAACAAGCTCGGTAGGCACTGTTCACGCACCAACTTTTTCAATAGGTGTTTTCCCTATTGGTTTAAGTGCCACTGGTTTTACGGGAGAAGAAAATGTTTGGGGATTAGTTGTTCCAGATCAAACATCAAACTTTTCAAATATAACAGTATCACAAACACCTAATTGGACAGAAATAGCAGCATAAGGATAACAACATGGCAAGCTCATATGTAAATGATTTAAGATTAGAAGAAATAGCAGATGGTGAACAATCTGGAACATGGGGGGCTACGACCAATACAAACTTAGAACTAATTGGTGAAGCACTTGGATTTGGCACACAAGCTATAACGACAAATGCAGATACTTTTGCAAGTACAGTAGCAGATGGAGCTGCAGATGCAGAAAGAGCTATGTATATCAAGTATACTGGAGCATTAGATAGTAATTGTACTATTACAATCGGACCAAACACAATAAGCAGAATGCACTTTATTGAAAATGCCACCACAGATAGTGGTAGTTCTGGTCCGTATAGCATAATAATAAGTCAAGGCTCTGGAGCAAATATTACAATACCAAATGGAGATACAAAAGCAGTATACCTTGATGGTGCTGGAAGTGGTGCTGCAGTTGTAGATGCTTTTGCTTCTTTAAGTGTTGTTGATTTAAAAGTCCAAGATGATTTAACAGTAACAGGTGACATAGACTTAGAAGGATCAATAGATGTAAATGGAACAACAAATCTTGATGTTGTTGATGTTGATGGTGCAGTTAACTTTGCAGCAGACGTAACTTTTGCAGATGGTGCAGATATAATCACAGCTTCAGCAGGAACATCTAACGTAAGGATAGGTGTCAATGCAGGTAACACTATTGCAAGTGGTGGTGATTCTAATGTGTTAATTGGAGATGAATCTGGAACTGCAATTACTACTGGTGACCATAATGTAGCAGTTGGATTTGAATCACTTAAAACTGAAGATGCTCATGGTCATAATACTGCTGTAGGTAGTCAAGCATTAAAAACTCT